TTCAAGCTTACCCTGCCTGCGCCAGCGCGGCGGCCAGGCGCTGCACAGGTGTAGATCCGAAACTATATGGAACATAAGTACACTAAATTTTTAGATGTTTTAGCTTCAGTGTGTAGATTGGAGTCAAAAATAAAGCCCCATTAGGGGCTTACAGATTTCACTCAGTAATGATCAACCTTTAGGCGGGAACGGGTCTTTTCCGTGAGAATCGCTGTCACGAATCTGTCCGTTTGGTCTGTGTATGATGAGTTCACTACCTTGATTTTGTGAAATTACTCTTGCCGCATCAATCGCTTGTTGTTGAGTGCGATGAGTTGACGTTACACGATCATTTCCTGCACCACGTACAGCCCATTCGCCATTATGTGGTACAACATGCTGATTTTTACCCATTGAAGTCACCCGAAGTTAAACACACCATATGGTGTCACTTTTAATTATAAACACTATATGTAGCGTTGCGTTTGCTTTGGATCACAAAAATACTCAACTGTTAATACCTCACACACTACGTTAGTACCATGCCACTGATCCCGATAGATTGAGGTATCGATACCGCAACCTGCCTCGAACATCCAGCCAGTATCTTGAGAGAATCGTTGGTACTTACTACTCTCACGTCTCTCATAGCACCGTACTCCAGAGTACACAAAGCCTGCACTACCCTGTGGAACTATCCATACCCCATAGGGGGCTAAGGTACTGCCATGCTCAATCACCTTGTACTCAAACTCGCTACCTGAGTACTTACCAGTTTTAACTTCACTGGTTTTGATCTTACCGAAGGGAGGATTACCATAAACAACATCGTACCTATCAGCACTGGAAAAAGTTAATGCATCACCAGTAACCCACTCTGCTTCCGGGAGTACCCTCTTCCCAATCTTCACGTACTCTGGGTTTAGTTCAACGCATGTAATGTGCTCTGGTTTGTTACGCTGGTACTGATCGAATGATAGCCGTCCAATACCTGCACAAAGCTCAATACAACGTCCAGTACACCCGGCATCAATGATGAAATCCCATGAGAGCATTTCAGGAGTGAAGAAAGCACCAGTAGCCCCTACTGCATCCCCTGCATAGTTCTGGAGGATAAACTCTTTTTCATCGTATGTTAGTTGCTTATCTGAATGTACTAACTCCATCACCCTATTATGATTGGCAGATTCCTTTTTTGTTAATTTTCCCATAGTATACTCCATACATAATTCTGTAAGAGTATTTAGGGGATAAAATGAAATCTTTTTTAGAATTTATAAATTTGGCTTGGAGATACATACTAATAACTGGTGTAATGATAGTTTTTTTAGTAGTTTTGAAAAGCTTCAATGTTACAACATTAGGTACATTTGGGATTATAGCCTTAATACTTACAGTAATACCGGGATTTTCCATAACTAGGAAATATTTCAAACCTATTGCATTCAAAGGAAAAAATATAGATTTGTTGTTTTTATCAGGTGTTGCCGTAGCAATAGTAGCATTGCCTTTTTCCATATTTGACGATCAAGCAAATATATACGATCGATGGGCTTATGGTATCGTTGGAGGCAGCTTGATTATACTAATAATTATATCTGTAGTTAAAAATAGATAAGCCCCGTAAGGGGCTTTGTTAACTACCACCAACCATAATCAAAAGTACTTGCAGTAGCTGCCCTAATGGTACTTGAATTACTACAATACCGAATGCATCAAGTATAGGTACAATGATCCAGTTGTAGAGGATGATTAGGGTAATCACAAATCCTAAAGCGTTACGCCAGTGAAAGGTAACTTTCTCAATTTCTTCTTTGTTGGTTTCAATTTGCCCATCTGCTTTAGTTTGGGTTACTTCTTTTTCAATAGTTTTCTTTTTTAGGAAAAAATCCATTCCGGTTTTAATAAATTCTAAAATTACACTAATCATTTTTTGCATCCTGCATAATCTGGCATACGCACGAGTAAACGCGATGCCCCTTGAAAACGTGGTTAAAGGTATAAAGTACCCTAACATTAATCATATCCTTAAGTAGTTCAATCGATAGTGAATCATCCTCACCCACTCGTGGGGTATTATCATGATTGAACGTATATACCACCAAGTTACCCTGCCCCTTATCTACCTTCTTCTTGATGTACTTACTACCAGATAGACCATTATCATAGGGGATAGTTACGCTTACTGGTGTAATTGTCTGAAATGAAAAATCTTTGAGTACAGAATGATCATAACAGGGGAAATGTTCTAAATCGGTCATATTAATTTCTCCAACGGTAATCGAATGTACCGCGTAATGTTCTTAATTGTTGTATTACCTTCTTCTCTGTTTCATCATAGAAATCAAATAATGGTTTTCTACCTATTGAACCGTAGTACCCAATTACTCGCTTATCTCGTGACAGTTTGGGGTTACGCTTGGATGATTTCTTTGTTGTATCGATGAGGTATGTAGTACCGTTCCTGCTCTTAACTTTCTTGTACTTATTACTCTGAGATCTTGCACGTAACTGTGCAATGTTACCCTGCTTCGTTAGCTTGGCATTCTGGTACGGTATCATTTTCGATTCTGGACGACGTGAGTACTGAGGATCGAGAATATACTTAAGATAAGAAGATTGATTTGGCAGTACAATAATCTGGTTAACAGTTTCATTTTGATTAACCTTTTGGTACTTAAATTTTAAACTACGGTTAGTAAATGGTACTGCCCCACCCTTTACTTCCTGGTTGAGCTTAACTTGCATCTGTTGCGTTACAGTACGCATTCTGGTACTCAATTCTTTTTTAAACTGTTCACCAATCTTTGGACTATTATTATTAATAAATCGTCTCATATCATTTGGGCTATTGCCCCTACGCCATGCCATTATTGTAACTCCCCAATTAGTGTTTGGATTACTCCATACAGGTTCGCACCATTAAGGGGTAAACGAGCTTTACACATTACTGCCTTGTTTAAATTGTCCGGTAATAAGCCAAACATACATATCAATGCAGCTTCTACTATTGCCGCTTCATTTGTTGTTTTGAAACACCATAAGATTGATTTTTCATAATCGTAACCAGCATCAATGAGTTTGTTCACTTTTGTACTACTTCCCGTGTACCTCTTCCAGTCACTTGGCTGCGTAGTACTTAATAGTTTTTTTACATCTCTTGTACGTTTATAAATATTCTTCATACCGATATAAAACCGACCATCTTCAAAACGGATAATGTAGACAAACGAGGCATAGTTACCACTATCTACATCTGACACATCCCATTGTTCTGGATTATGCATACTCCAGTCTTTTGCAATTCTCATAATAAATACTCCTATATATGGAATATTTATTAGGAATTACATAAATGGAATTAAAAGAACGATTAAAAATCTATGAAGGTACGAAAGAGTATCAGGCAAAGTTTAAATACTTTAGAGATGGGAAATTTTACCCCTATGCAGATTCATTAGGAAAAATGACCGTGGGTTATGGTCATCTAATCAAGTCCGGGGAAGATTATAGTAAGGGTCTTACTGAAGAAGAAACAGATAAACTACTATCAAAAGATCTCGCAACTGCGGTACTTGCGGTACAATCATTAGGTTTAGATGTACCATATGACTGGAATGATTTTTTAGTGTTGATGGTTTTTCAACTCGGTTTAGGTGGAGTACAGAAGTTTGTAAAAATGATTGCTGCCCTAAAAGCTAAAAACTATAAAGAGGCAGTAGTACAGGTTAAGGATTCTCGGTGGTATCGACAAACGCCATTCCGCATTATGGATATGTTAGGTCAATTACAAAACAAATAACAAAGGGGCATTATGCCCCTTTTGTATTTTCTAAAATTGTCAGAATCTTTTCAACTTTCAAATTCATCTGGTTAATTTGATTCTCAAGACTCTTAAGCATTTTCTTCATTTCATCTTGTTCTGTTTCAAGGCGTTCAATCGTACTTTCGGCAAGTACAACCTTAGTTTCGATTGTACTTACTCTTTTCTGTAAATCTTCTGTATCAGAACTCTTATCACGGTAGATTGACCATAAAAGGGCAATACCTGCGATGATTAATGATACGATAGTACCAATGTCCATATGTACCTCATTATTGTTATTATTATCGGTATGGGGTATGCACCCCATATTATTTATCCATTACTGACCGGATTTTCACCCGCACGGTATAACCAAATATCTACCCTGTCACCGACTGAATCGCCATATGTTAATGCACAACTACCAGAACGATCATCCTGTGCCATAACATATATGTAGTTCATTTTACCCCGCCCTACTGCTGGTATTAATAAATTATCGACTCTATGTGTGAATGGAGCATATTTACCACCTGTGCCAGCATCATATGATGCGACTAATCTATTGTCGATACCATCACCACCAACAAATACTTGGTAAAGATTCCATTTCACCGCCGATAAGATCATTTTTATATTACTATTCATTATGCGGTCAAAATCTTCGCCATTAATACGTAATACTGTATAAAGTTGGTTAGCAGTAGGTTTACCACCCCATATATTTGGACTTGTAGTAATACCTGATGTTTGTGGCCTGCACTGATCTCCAACAATTCTTGCAGCAGATAGAGTACCTCTAATGGTACAGCTATCGTTGATAGTTACGTTATCCAAAGTACCGGAAGTTGCCTGAATATTACCTCTGACATTCACGTTACCAAAATTTGCAGTACCGTTCTTATTAATCATCCAGCCATTAACACCATCCCAATTAGTACTTTGTAGTTGTTGAGAAATTTTGGCAGAATCGATAATACCATCCTGGAGGTGAAAATTAAGTACGCTCAATCGGGCAATTTTACTTGAGTCTACTGCCTCGGACTGTATTTTCGCTCGTGAGACACTTAAATCATTTATCATGGCCTCATTGATCGAGGCAGTACCTATTACTGTGGAATTAATATAAGTTTTCCCATTCTGTACAACAAATGGATAAACTTTATCACTCTGCTTTGCACTATCTGTACTGATGATACTAAAGCGATCTGCCATAACCGTAAACACAGAATCTTTTTCATCTGCGGCTAAAGCGATACCTGTAACGTTACCATTATTGGATACTTGTACCTGCCAACGTGAACCAAGTTCATCTACGATCTGTTTCTCAACAATACCAGTAGCTACATCGCTTTTCAGAAGATTATCGACTACATCATCATTGAGCTTACTGTACGGTACTTTAGTATTCTGGTTAAAGCCAATAGTCGGCGACCATACTAATTCATCCTGTCCAAACTGATCGTAGGCAGCTACACGAGCGTACCAGGAACCATCCTCTATCCCGAAGGAGGTACTGTAACGGTTAGTAGAGCTGAAGTACTTTGCACCTGAACTAAACCCCTCATCCTTAGCGATCTGCATAACAATACCTGCATAGTCCGGTACGTTCGATTCTGTCCAGTCAATGAATACTGAGTCAAAACCGCTACGTAGGTTGATACCTAACAGTTGTGGATGTTGTGGGTTACTAACTTCAATCTGTACCTCTTCTGAGTAGATACCTGTACCGTAACCATGTGCGATAATACCGAATACTCTGTAACGGCTTAGACCATCACTGGTATTCATGGCAAAGGTATAGGTCCAATCATTAGTAGTTGTATAGTACGATTTGATGTACTTGCGATAACGGTCATATACGCGAACCTCATAGTACTTAAAGAAGTCAGCAAAGGTTTTACCATTAACTACTATAGAGCTTTGATCGTCCCAACGGAAAATAAAATCTTGTGCGTAAGTTTGGTTTAGACTTAAATCATCATTTACCATATCCAGATTAGTGATCTTCGGTAATGCAAAGATCACCTGTGGCATCTGGTTATATAGTGCAACTAACTCTGAAGAGTACCCAAGCGTGTTGTATGCCTCAATACCAAAATCGTATTGAACACCATATATGAGATTTAAAATTTCAAAACTGGTTGAGTACTGGCCTACGTTCCCAATGTTGATCCAGGTAGTGGAATCACTACGTTTGTACCGAATCTTGTAACCACGTACTGAGGTATCTTGTGAAAGATCCCATGAGAGTAGTACCGCGTTACCAGAGGCCGTAGCACCTAATCGCTGTGCTCGTAGGTTACTCGGTGGTGCAACATAGGTAGGGTTAGGTAGATTGGTTAACCCGTTCTGTGGGAACTTACCCGGATCTTTACCCTGATAGATACCATCGTCATATGATATTGCAGTAATCTGGATGATACCCGTTTTATCTACTGTCATTGGTATAGTACGAGATACTACACGGTACTTATTATTTTCAAAGCCAGCTTCTTTAAAGCTAATAGTGAATACATCAAATACTTTCATATCTGTAACGTAAGTATTAAAAGTGATTGTATTGTGAATGTACTTGGATTTTAATAGCTCAATATTACTAAGGGTGGCTAATTGGGTTTTATCCTGAATCCATTTATAGTTTAAGTCTTTCTTAATGATGTAACCATCTTTAACTACTGTCTCATTATTGATTGCATCAGAAGGATAACGAATAATATCTTCTGAATAATCATTATCTGGATTCGTATAAGTACTATCAAGTACGTTCAGGTACTCAGACTTTGAACCAGTAGTAATATTCACATTACCGATAATATTACTTTCGTCAAAATGCTGTACTGCAAGATCTGGTGCATCAACAGTTATATAAAGCACACCATTAGATTCATATAGAACACCACCGAAAGTACTTAACATGGCTTCAATATTTTCTTTGAACGATTTATCGTACTGTATAGAACCGTTCGAATAAAAATGATTCACCTTACAGTAGTTAGCCATATTACGAAAACTTGTAATATCGATATCGTTAGGATTCATACCAAAACCAAACTCTGTATTAGTTATAAAATCGTAAAGTTGGCTTGGAGGGTTAGAGCTTGGTTTTTTAATATTATCCGTTAGGTCATAGATTAGACGGCCTTTCATCTCAACAGATAATGTATAGTTTTCATTTGTTAAAATACCATCAATGAGACTATCATTAGTTTTTTTGATTACACTACAAATTTGAACTAAACCATCACCACGCATTTCATCAGTCCAGCGACTACCGCCATACTGACGTGCTAATGTCATTGAACCACCATAGGTAGGTTTACCGAAACGTACCTCAAGTTGAAGGTAATTTCTAAATTTTGGAATCATTAATGATGCAGGTATCTGGCCTTCTGAGGTAATGAATGCCCCATCAACAAGTATTGGTGCGTTATCGATATATATTTGTTTTATTACACCGCCACCTTCTGTACCTGCACCCGGTTCAAGGCCAATCTCCCCAATAGCAATAGCATGTACCGTACATAATTGGTTAGACGTACCATTATGTACGTTCTGCCAAACAACAATCGAACCTACCTTAACAAATGCCTCATCAAGATTGTTTTTATTAGTACCGCCATATACAATGGGTACGCCAGTACTCGGACTCGTTGACCGTGCATTACTACTACCGGTACTTGGATAATTAACCCCCGACTGACCAATATTCATCATTTGTGATGAGCTAATATATGATAATGCCGCCGAACCTATACCGATAGCTACGATTGCCAGTACAGATAGACCTGCTGCATATGCGGCTGCCGCTGCACTTGCACCTGCAATTAATGCCACCCCTAATGCTGCAATTGCCATTGTTTATTACTCCCCGTAAATCTGTATATTTTTTGTTTTTGATCCGGGTTGTAATAAGAAATGACATACTTAGTTTTATCTTCTGAAAGTACTATAACCTTGCCACGCCAGTACACGGTACTGTGACCTGCTGCAATAATAATATCCCCATCTAATGGTTCATTAACTAATTCGCCTTTTTCTTTACACAACCCAAGTAATGTAGGAAATGAGCAATGTTCTTTTGCATATTTTCTACCTGCTGTTGGTGTATTGTATTTTTTATAGATTTCATCACGGTAATTAGAACCAGTGATCATATCAATTACTGTGAGTACCATAATGTGACAATCATTCACACCATATACTAATGGCTCCCCTGCCAAAGTACTCAAGTACTCTGTTATAAATCCATTTTTCATTATTTCTTACTACTCTTCCAGTTTTGCTCACTTGCATTAAGAATACCGATTAGGTCAAAGAATTTATCCCCCGGATGCATACTCTGGTGTATGCTGGTACTTGATAGTAAGCGTTGTGTTTGATCTAATTTTTTCCAGATACTATTCAGGTTTACTGTTGTTGTATTAGTAGTGTCTGTACCCTGCACACTGAAATCTGAGCTGAAGTAATCTATATAGCCACTAAAAATTCTGTATGCATAAAGTATTGAACCATTGGCAGGGTTAACAATACCCATCCAGATATTAACCTTGGCATCATTCCACAGGCCACGTAAGGCCATTGATAGATAGTCTTGGCTAACATTACTCACTTTGAATGATGTACCATTATTGTTTATCTGGTTCTTCTCAACATAGTTTGCAAAACTTGAATCAAGAAAGTCTGGTACAGATTGATAAACGATACCGTTATAGTTCTGATCTGCAATTGAGTCTGTCAAATAGATATTACTGCCCTGTGATGGGAGTAAATCAACTAACTTAACCATAATTCCGCACTGGTATAATTCTTTTTCGGTAAGGGTACTTTTATTGTCACCCCTCATCATGTTCCAGTAGTCAATAAGCACCGGATTGTTTAGTACATTATTTGGAATTGACATACTACCCCCTGATATTTTCGGTGGCTTGTATAGTTACTTCCATTACGTTAGTACTTGGTAACTGATAGGTAGAGTTCTGAGGCGTTAGGATGAAAGAACCTTGTAGGTTATCGTACTTGAGTACTTCACTCGTCTGGATAGCTCTCGTTAAGCCTGGGAATATAGTTAAGGTATAACCATTGTTACTGACAACTCTATATAGTTTTTTATGTCCACTGAATTGTACTAAGCTACCAACTTCTAAAGTATTTTGAGTAACGTCAATAGAAGTAGCTCCCGCCGCTCTTGCACCAGTAACCTGAATACCAGATGTTTGAGTACCAGTATATGTACCCCACCATCCAAGAGACATATCGAACGGCTTACCATAGGTATATGAAGCATAAAAATTTGCTAACTCATTTCGATATTTCTTGTTTAAAGTTACTTTGAAACTGAGGGTATAGTATTGTACTCCAACCATACGGGTAATAGTTTCGCCCGACCATGTTTGATTTTGATACTGTGGGATATTATCAGATAGTACATAGTCGCTGATTAATGCGTTATTTAACATTTAATAATCCTTTATTAATAAGCCCACGTCCTGTGGGCTACATTGTATTTATACGTTCTTCTTCTGAGACTTACGAATTACCTGTACCAAAGTATCGGCGTGCTTATCACACATTGCCTGAAACTTACTATCTGAAAGTTCACCAGCATTCTGGATGATTAATGGTGCTTCGATTTTGATATCACCAGAACCACTACTTCCCTGACTGCTTAAGTACTTTGTAAGATCCTGGTTCAGTGACTTACCTACTACACGTTCACCTTTTTCAAGATTGTATGTACCGGTACTTGGCAGAGAGTCCCATCCGTCATGAGCCTGACCTTGGATTTTTGTACCTTTAATAGTACTCATAATCTTTGCACCTTCGGCGGCTACTTTAAGGCCAGCAGGTATACCCAAGGGCCAACCTAACTTCATAGCTTCTGATACACCCTGTTGTATGTTGATCATACTCTGAGCAACGGCGATACCCTTACTGATAGCGAAAGCTGCAACGGCTGCGGCATTACCTTCACCCAGTGCCCCGGCCATCATAGTACCAAGATCTTGTGCACCAGTTGCGTACATGGTTAGCGTCTTGTTAGCAGCATCGGTATTAGCCTGAGCGATCTTATTACTGGTGGCATCATTGATTGCTGCCATACGATCCTGGTACTGCTGATACCCAAGAAGTTTTGCTTCGTATAGTTGTTGGTTCAGTGCAAGTTCGGCCTGTCCATCAGTATTGATTTTCTCTAAGGTACTTTGCCCTGCTGTCATCTGGAACGGATCGGTACTATCAATACCAAGGCGTTCATCCTGTGCGTTCTGTATGTCCGTGAGCTGAGTACCGTTGATGTTGTTACCACCGATAGCGGCAATGTTCTGAGCCAGTTTTTTAGGGTCTGACTCATTCAACATTGATTCGGTCATCTCCTTGAACATACGGGTACGGGATTCGTATTGACCCTTGAGCATCTCGGATACTTCTGCCTCAGATGTACCTAATGTTTTGGCACTATCCCGGATACGAGTTTCGATAGCGTTTTGTTGTTCATTGAACTGCTGTACCTGTACCTGAGCACCAGAACCGGCGATAGCGGTTAGAGTTTGCTGAAGAACCTTCTGTGCCTGGATGCGTTTAGCATCTGCCTGTTTCTGTAACCCCTCGGCCTTCTTGGCTTCGGCCTCGGCTTTACGTTTTGCCTGTTCTGCTGCTTTATCATCTTCAGCAGTTAAACTTTTTACGAGATCTGCACGTTTCTTTTTGTAACCTTCAGTTAAGGTATCGATATCTGCCTTCATTGCTTTGGAGTTACCGCCGTAGGCTTTGAGTACACTTTTCTCAATTGCTTCCTTGGTCTGTTTGTACTGTACATCCAATGCATCGATAGAAGCCTGAGTAGATTGTTTTGCGGTCTGGAAAGTTTTCATTGAGGCAGTGATGGTACTTTTTTCTACACCTTTGTTATATTCGGTGATAGTACTTTTAAGGTTATCAAGGTTGGCCTGAGCAAGCCCCACGGCAAAAGTTAAATTATTTGTGAGTTGCTTAGTATCTTTTTCATTTTGCTGTGCTAACTGCCAACCATAAATTGAACTATTTTTTAGAAGATTTTGATCTGCATCTTTTTGATATTGTTTAACAAGATCAATACCCTGCTGACCAGTCGCAGCAGCGGCTGCTGCAACAGGCTTACTGTTCAGAATGCGAGTCATTAGATTTAAAATATCTGCAAGATTACTCGCAATAGGTGCAATTGCAGAATTATTCCATTTTTCCCACGCAATACTTAATGTTGCAGTACTCGCACGATACTTTTCAAATGCTGCACTTTGTTCCTCAGTTAGCTGTACTTGTTGAGTACTTAAACGGTTGTTATATTCTTGTTCACTATTATATTGTTGAAGTACAGTTAAACGTTTAGCTGCATCACTACCCATAGTTTCAAACATATTAACCAATTGTGAAGTACTAAGACCTTGTGCCTTAGCAGCAAAATAAATTTTTGCATATACATCTTCGCCAGCATCTGCCATTTTTTGTAATTCGAGTACATTAAGTTTTAGAGGTTGAATTACATCGGTAAGCATTGACCCAGCTCCGTTTGTAAGTGCATCACCCAAGCGATCTTTTAAATCTTTTTGTTGGTCTGCTACATTCTCAATAGTTAGACCAACTGCGGCATACATGTTTGCCATTTGCTGTAACTGCGTAATTCCCATCTGGGATAAAGAACCAGCCTGAAAGATTTCAAAAGCCTTTTCTGACTGTGCGGAAACTTTTGCCATTGTTGCCGCAATTGCAATACCCGCAACACCTACTGCCCCAGCTAAACTACTTACGGCTATTTGTGTTTGTGACAGTCCAGTGGTAATACCAGAGAATGATCCCCCTGCCCTGTTACTAAAATCACCAATACTATTTGCGGCATTTTTCAATGATCTTTGTAGTCCAGATTCATCACCCCGAATTTCAAATATCATTGCCTGTGTATTATTCTGTGCCATTTGATTTTACTCCCATCCATGTGAGCATATTATTTTTATTTTGTTCTGCGATCCGCTTCTCTCTTTCTGCATGTTTTTCGGCTAACGTTTTATCAGAAATCAAATTCAATGAATCAAGCTCATGTATATTGAACTTTGGAATATCCTCTTTTCTGATATTACCAGTACTTAACCATATAGCCTGTAGAAGTTCTGTATGGCGAATCTGTTCAACCTGAGCAGAATCAGGGTTTACAGTTTCGTTATATATCAACAGGTAATAGAAAAGCAAAACGGGCATGGTGCAGAGTTCTTCCACACCACACCCGTTTTTATTCAGAAGTGATAACGCCAGTTTGAGAACCGGATCGCGTCTCACTTTGCCTCGACATCTTCCGGTTTGAACGCTTCGGCAAATACGCGGCCAATCTCATTATTCAATTTTAACTGAATAGTGAGGTCTACATTTTTTTCGACTTGTTCTGCTGAATCGAATAATTGCTTACCGGATTCATCTACTACACAATAAAAGATAGCCTTAAATGGATCTGCAACTTCAGCATTGTCTTTAATCGATGGTAGTTTGATATAAACAGTAACAGTGTCTGTTAGTTTAAATGGTGTCAGTTTTACACCAATTACACTCATTAAATTTTCAAAATCCATTCTTCATTACTTCCCGGAAACTTCACCAGTAGCGACTGGAGCACCAGAGACGCTGACGACAAAATCACGCTGTACGGCACTGTCAAAGTCACCAGAGATGCTGTCTGATGTTACATAGCCGTTGACGATTGAGTAATACGCCGGGCCGCTGGTATCACCCAGATTCTGGAAATAGGTGATTTTCACCTGTACCAGTTTCTGTGAGGAAGCTGCCGCAGCCAGCATTTCCTGTCCGACAGCACCAGGACGCCAGAAAACTGACAGAGTGAGATCGGGTACGTTACGGGAGCCGGGGATCTTCTTGGCGTACTGTTGTCCGAAAGTGTTGATACTGACTACAGTACTTTCAGCACCAGCAGCTGCCGGAAACGCCGCGAGTTCTTCAACCACTGTATAAGTGGTTGCCTGAACGCCACCTACTGGAGCATCAGCGATTTCCACTTTGACGTTGTTAGCAATAAACGTTGAGGTAAACATTTTTAATTCCTTTAAAATATAGGGTGAAAAATCCGTTTCACCCCTCGTTATTATTTATTTATACGTACAGGTTAAAGTACTTCATATATAGAGCTAAACCCCTGAGAAGTTCACCTGTATAAAAGCCGAAATACATACTGTTGTTTTGTTCTGTAGTTTCAAAGCCGGGTCTGATTGCAGGACACCATGTACCGTTGATTACATGATTTGGTGAAATTACATCGTAGTTATTTTGAATCTCTGTAAACAGCAAATCCAATAATTCATGATCTGGATAACCAGCAATTGCCATCATTGATGCACCTGCTAACCATAATCCAGACATGTGACCTGTGAAACCATCGTAAAGTACTTGTCCGTCGTCCTTAAAATAAGTCGGTGCATGACCATCATTTTTTTTCATAAACCACTTGAGGTAGTTCATCCAGTTCTGACAGTACTTAATGATGTTCTGAGGTATTGCATAATCACCACGTTGATAAAGTTCATGTACTACATCACATCCGGCAAAAAAGGCACGAGGTTCATAACCTGACCAGGCTTCAGCATACCAGTGCTGCATGATGAAAGTATCTGGTTGCTCACCATCCGGCAGATAGGCCAGTGCATCCTGGCGGTTCCATACGAACGCCTGTGCACACGGACCGGGTAACGCTGGCCTGAACTTGTTGGTAAACCAGTTCTGAGCGTCACACAGGAAATTGATACTGTTGTTCAGACGGGTCTCATCGATCTGAGTACCCCTGAAGCACCATATAGCGGGTAGCTGATATCCTGGGTAGGGTAATCCACGCCAGCCACTGTAAAGCTGTGCGTATGGGTCTGTAATGTTAGAGAACGGTATGAGGCCGGGAGTGTATGCGAGACTGTCTAACATATACTGCTTGATCACACAGTCCCCTAAACGGGCAGTGTAACCAGAATCTGTACTGTTATTGAATGTCAGTGTAACCAGTACAGAATAGTCACCCGTACTGCCATCATCATATAGTTCTGGCAGGTCATTAATACAATACCAGTCAATACGTCCAGATATACCATCTACCGGATCATCATCCAGCAATAGTGTGAACTCTTCTCTCCCCGTTAAGGTTGGAGATGCCGGAATAGGATCTGTTTGAATCTCGCTGCCATCCTCCGGGTCAATCGTTAGCGGGTGATCTGGTTGATAGCTATTAAGTTTGAAATCAGAAAGTGCAAAAGTCTTCGTTACCCATTCACCATTAGTTGCTGGTAACATAGCCCACCAACGCCAGTTATTATCATCACTTATACGGAAGTTGAAATTATCGTTATAGCTTCGATATGTAAAAGACAGAATATCCTGTTTCTCATTATCAAATATCCAGAAACCAACCACCATCCCGCCGCCACCATCCATAGTACTGGTAATGACGTTATCATAATACTTCCCGGCAATACCGGATTGATATTCAAACTTAGTGACTGTATTTGATCCATAATCCGAGATCATTCGCAAATCAGCAGTAAGGTACTGTCCGCCGTCTGGTTTACTGATCCGTGTAAAATGATTCATTGGTACATTCATTGCCGTAATACTGCCATCTGTCGTAGTAATTGGCAGACCGCAACGGTACTTAATTGAACCCTCTTCTGTTTTGGTTTTATTAACTGTAAGAGCTACGGCAAGACTGAGTGAACCTCCACTGGCATCTACACCACCATATTCAACATAGAAATTACTGGTATTCTTGAACTTAAACCATATTGATTGCTGTTCTAGTGTTGTCTGGGCTGTAGCTGACTGGTTAATAACAATGTAACCCTCTGCATCACGCGAGTACGTTGCCACCTGTTCACTCGGATAGAAATAATCGTAGGAAATGCCATCCGTGAACGGCGTGAGGGCAGCTGTGGATTTACGGAAAAACTGATCGTACTTATCAATGTCTGAGTAGCCGATACAGGTAATCAGAGAGTTTTGCCACGCTAACCAGTACTGACGCTCTCCGGTAATGTCCCAGAGCAATTTACAGGCCTGGCAAAACCATAATTCCGCATCTGACGCATTATCACTGAAATCGAGATCCCCATAATTATCGATGGGTACATGTACCGGACGGTTGTGCCAGCGTTCGTTACGTTTCAAGAGATAGCCGCCATGCTCTACCGGGTTACGGGTGGCATAGTTGAAGCGGTACTGACCATTAATAGAAGTGTCCTTGAGCTGTACTGTACCGATCTGGCTGGTTAGCCCTGACTCAAGTACATCCCCGTTACTGTCCACTTTGCGTCCTGTACGATCTACAATCCAGTCTACATCATAGGTAGCCCCTTTCTTCTTCCAGTCCGTAGAGCCTTCAGAATCCCACTCATACACGGTTGCGTTTACCTGGTTCCAGCCTAATGAGGCACGTTCTGGAAAGGCGAACCATACAGCATCGAGATACTCACCATAGTTAGGTGAACCATGAGGAATCTGTGTACGTCCATTAGTCCAGTTGAATAGTACCCCTTTGAATCCACCATGAGTGGGGTATTCAGGATCTAGGGGATAGTTGGCTAGTACCGGCTCTTTACCATTGGCGATCCAGTTACAGCGTAGTGAACCATCTGGCGGATCGGGGAAGGCCACACCGCGAAAGAAGGCCAGGTGATACCCGTTAAAATATTTCTTCGCCAGTTCCAGGTACTTTGAATCCTTTGTTGTCTGATAGACATAGATCGCACCCAGAATAGCCAGTGACTGGCCTTCTGTAGTACTGTCACTATCCGGCTGAGCTTCCCACTGAGTTTCTGCAATAAAATGTCTGTTATTCGCTAACAGATAATCCGGATTAAAAACGTAATGCTGAGTTTTGCTGTTCGTCGTTAATCCAGTATTCCGGTCCAGAAATTTTAAATGCCCCTCAATCATCTGTAGGGCATTGCTCAAGTTGCCTTTTTTGATCATTAGTGTAAATCCGCCATGAGTAGAGAACCGTACCAGGTACTGCCCCCGTCTACGGAAAAGAATTGAAAAATATCTACAGAATCTTTAGAGAATGTCAGTACTGGAGGACGGCCAAACGACCAAACAACGTTACCAGGCCACTGGATTTTATTTGCTCCCGTACCCTGAGTAATACATACGGTTACTGTCTGACTGTTTTTATTGCCGCCTATATTGACAATGGATAATTGCGTGTTTGGTACTGACAAGGTTGCAGTGAATACACGTTTACCATCTGACATATCAATTTCGAGAAGTTCTTTTACACTGGAAAGATTCAGGATATCCTGAGTAATTGTAACTTTAGTATCAATTTTAGCCTGTAGTACTGCATCTTTTGCATCAATTTGTGCCTTAGAATATGTACCTACATCATTGTAATTCAGTGCAACGTTAGAACTTAACGGATAACCGTTCACTGTAGTAATACGTAAGGCAAACAGATCATTCGCCTGAGTACGGGAGTACACGTCTGTAATATCAGCTGCAACTAACTGAATATTAGTACCGGATAGCGGCTTATTATTAATTAAGAAGGTTTTAGGTACAAAAGTACTGCTACTGTAGGACAGACTAGCCATATCGGGTAGGTGTGCTGACGTCAGGGTGATATTACCTGACAGAGGTAATCCGTTTACTGTGACGCTTTTAGCAACAAAATTCGTAATAACCTGATTCTGAGAATAAACATCCAGAATATCAGACGCCACGAGATTCAGTGACGTACCTGATAACGCGTGTCCGTTGAGCTGAAAAACCTTTGGAATGTACATAGCATCGATTTGTGTCTTTGAGTACACATCAGAGATATCCGCAGCTGACAGCGTGATATTGCCGTTCAGTACCTTCCCGTTGATGGCACGGGTGACAGGCACATACCCTGCCAGATCACTGGCAGCGGCTGCACCCAGTTCTGAGAGAGTGGGTTTATCAGCACTGCTGTAGACCCTGTACCATGCTCCGGTAGCTGCACTGGAGAAGTTACGCACGTTGATA